GAAAAAACAGGTCGCAGGCTTCTATTTGGACGTTGATGTCATCCCGGCACAGTCTGATTTGGGCTCCGTGACCAGTGAAATTGAGCGTATTGACGGTGTTTCGCCGTCTCAGATCGATTATGACTGCACTTTGCTTGAGTGCCACGTTGATTTGGACCTTGAGGGGTATGAGGACGCCGACGAAGACGGTGAACCGACCGGTATCAAGGTGCCGTATGTGGTTACAATTAGTCAGGACAACGGTCAAATCTTGTCAATCCGTCGAAATTACCGCGAGGACGACGAAACCAAGAAGAAAATCCAGTATTTTGTGCACTATAAGTTCCTTCCGGGCTTCGGTTTCTACGGTTTGGGGCTTATTCATACGATTGGCGGACTGTCACGGACCGCCACAGCGGCACTGAGGCAGTTAATCGATGCTGGTACGTTGTCCAACCTCCCAGCGGGTTTCAAAGCCCGCGGACTACGGATCAGAGACGACGATGACCCGCTTCAGCCCGGTGAGTTTCGAGATGTGGACGCTCCCGGAGGGGCTATCCGTGACAGCCTGATGCCGCTGCCCTTCAAAGGCCCTGATCAGACGCTATTTAACCTCCTTGGTTTCGTGGTGGACGCTGGTCGGCGCTTTGCAACCATCACGGACATGAAAGTTGGCGATGGCAACGATCAGGCGGCGGTTGGAACGACGCTTGCGCTGATTGAGCAGGGCTCTCGGGTGATGAGTGCGGTGCACAAGCGGCTTCACTACGCCATGCGGCTTGAATTTAAGATTTTGTCGCGTGTGATGGCTGAAAGTCTGCCGCCAGAGTACCCGTATGCGGTTGAAGGCGCGGAATCCGCGGTCAAACAGACGGATTTCGATGATCGCGTGGATGTTTTGCCGGTCTCTGACCCGAATGTGTTCAGTCAGGCGCAGCGGATCACGCTTGCTCAGACCAAGTTGCAGTTGGCTGGTGCGGCCCCTGAGATGCACAACATGCACGAGGTATATCGTGACATGTATGATGCCTTGGGCGTCAAGGACGTTGATCGGATCATGCGTAGGATTCCTGATGAGGAGCCGACACCCAAGGACCCTGCACAGGAGAATATTGACGCCATGGACATGATCCCTCTGAAGGCGTTTGAGGGTCAGGAGCATCAGGCTCATATTATGGCGCACATGGTCTTTGGCTCTACGCCTATGGTGGCTGGTATGCCTGCCATGGCGATGGCGCTTCAGAAGCACATCATGGAGCATGTGCAGATTGCCGCTCAAGAGCGGGCTATGCAGATGCTGGCTCAGCAGATGCCGCAAGCGGCTCCAGAACAGATGGAGCTTGCTATGCAGGGTCAGGTGGCTCAGTTCGTTGCCGAGGGTATGCAGCAGGTCAAGCAGCTCTCTCAACAGGTATCTGGTCAGGGCCCCGATCCGTTGGTCAAGCTCAAGGAGCAGGAGCTTCAGATTCGTGCACAGGCCGAGCAGGCCGACGCACAGGTGGATCAGGCCAAGCTCAATCTGGAGGCACAAGGCCAGCAGATGCGGGCCGATCAATTCCAGCAGCGGTTGGAAAGCCAAGAGCGGCAGACCAAGGCACGTATAGATGCTGCTATGCAGCGTGAATTTATTAAAGAAAGGGGTCAGTAACCCCTTTACGGGAACGGGAACATGGTGGATCCGGTAACGGCGATGGCTACCGCCTCGGCGGCATTTGGAGCCATTAAAAAAGGTTTTTCTATAGGTCGGGACATCGAGGCGATGGCATCCGACCTTTCGCGCTGGATGGGTGCATTATCGGACCTAGATCAAGCCGAAAAAGAGGCCAAGAATCCCCCCATATTCAAGAAGCTCTTCGGCGGCAAGACCGTCGAACAAGAGGCTATTGAAATCTTTGCATCCAAGAAAAAGGCGCAGAAACAGCGCCAAGAACTCCAGCAATGGATTCAATTCACGATGGGGCAATCTCATTGGGATGAGTTGATCCGCATGGAGGGTCGAATACGAAAACAGAGGCAGGAGACCTTGTACGCTCAAAGAGAGCGGCGTCGTAAGTTTGTGGAGGTTGTCTCTATAGTGTTTTTTATTTTGGCGGTCTTTGCGTTCATTTTCTTCTTAATTTGGTTGTATATTCAAAGGGGGCAGTAATGGCTAAGAAGTTTCAACCGGATACGTCATACGCTCAATATGATCTGGACGGAGACGGGGAGATCACGGATGAGGAGCTGGCTCATGCCAAGGAGATACGTCAGGCCGAGCACGAGATGCGTAAGCTTCGGGCCCAGCGGCGCATGGCAACTGCTAGTCTGGCCGCTATGGGAGCGTTTACTGCGGCCATGTTTTTTGTGGAGATAGAGCGGGTAGAGGCTCTGTCCGACATCAGTAACTTGTTTTACATTAGCGGCGCGGGCATTGTGGGGGCGTTCATGGGCGCTACTGCTTGGATGTCTAAGCGGTGATTGATGCGTTTCTTCTGTTGGTTTACCTCGGGACGGGGGAGTTTCGTAAGTTAGAGTCTGGCAACATGTATTTTTACTCTGTTACCGAATGTAACTATTTTGCAAATCAGGTCTCTAAGCGTTATGGCAACTATCGTTTTATTCAAGACATGGATCCCAAGGATCGTGTCACAGCGTACTGTGTTCCAAAACGGGTAGACCCTGCGATAATAAAGGTTTATTAATGATAATGTGGGACATGCACAATAGGACTACGCCGGAACAAGCGGAAGCGAACAGGAGAAGGCGAGATGCTACAAGCACTGATTGGCCCCGTGACGGGGCTTCTGGACAAGTTCGTAGAGGACAAGGACCAGAAAGCGAAGTTGGCTCACGAGATAGCCACTATGGCGGAGAAACACGCTCACGAAGCCAACATGGGTCAGATAGAGATCAACAAGGCCGAGGCGCAACATAGGTCTGTATTTGTCGCCGGTTGGCGACCTTTTCTTGGTTGGGGCCTAGCTACAGCCATGATTTGGCACTTTGTTTTAGCGCCGGTCACCATGTTTGGTTTTGCTTATGCGGGCATGGAAGCCCCGGACTTGCCGACATTTGACATGGACAGCTTGATGACTGTTCTGTTAGGCATGTTAGGTCTTGGCGGTCTCAGGACCGTGGAAAAGGTTAAGGGTCTTACGAAGTAATGGAAGCCAACTTCTTCAAAAGTCTGGAGATGGTTCTCAAGCATGAGGGCGGTTTTGTAGACCATCCGGAAGATCCGGGCGGCGCTACGAACAAGGGGATTACGCATAAGACGTATTCTGATTTTCTTGGTCGCCCGCTTGAGGATGTAAGCGAGCTACAGAATATTCCAGATGACCATGTAGAGCTGATCTACAAGCAGGGGTACTGGGACAAGGTCAAAGGGGACCAACTCCCCGCTGGCGTAGACTTTTGCATCTTTGATTGGAGCGTGAACAGCGGTCCGGGACGCGCAGCCAAGGCTTTGCAAAAGACTGTCATGGTTTCGCAGGACGGGGCTATTGGTCCCCGGACGTTAGCTGCGGTTGAAGAGAAAGACCCGATGCAGATCATCGAGGAAGTAACAGCGGAGCGGGAACAATTCTATCGCTCGTTGCGGACGTTTGACACGTTTGGCAAGGGCTGGTTACGTCGAAACGATGAGACATGCGAGTATGCTTTGTTGCTCGCAGGAGGTATGACATAAGTGGATGAAGTCTTCTTTGCTGACGCTGTCCTACGCATTGTGAGGGACAGGCGGTTAGCGGTTCAGGACTTGTTGATTTACGACAACGTCTCGAACATGGAGCAGTATCGTGAGCTTATGGGCAACTTAAAAGCCCTAGATCACGTGGAACAGGAACTCAAGAGCCTGCTAGATAAACAGGAGCGCAACGATGGTTGATCTTGCTGGTGCCTCACAAGGCGCTGAAAACTTAGCATCTGCATATGTAGATGTACCGACGGACAAGCAGTTGGACCCCGAGGCCATCGGCGGTTCTCTCTTAGAAAGAATGCCAGAGCCCACCGGTTGGCGTCTGCTTATTCTCCCTTACCGGGGGAAAGGCAAGACGGACGGTGGTATTTACCTTCCGGACAAGGTTGTTGAGGAGAACACGGTATCCACGCAGGTGGGTTACGTTCTGAAGGTTGGGGAGCTGGCGTACAAGGATTCCGAAAAGTTCCCGGTTGGACCGTGGTGTGAGCAGGGCGATTGGGTCATGTTTGCGCGGTATGCGGGCTCGCGGTTTCGGATAGACGGCGGGGAAGTCAGGATTCTCAACGACGATGAGATTTTGGCACGGATCAAAGAACCCGAAGACATTCTTCATTTCTAGGAGTAGGTGATGGCTGAAGAAAAAGCTCAAATTGAGCTCGACCTTGATGATGAGGTTGAAACCGTTATTGAAGTTCCCGAGGGGGAACAAGCAGAAACCAAAGTAGAGGTTTCTCAAGAAGATGACAATTTTGAGAAGGCGGAGAGCGCCACACAAAAGCGCATTGACCGCCTGACCAAAAAGATGCGTGAGGCGGAGCGCCAGCGTGAGGAAGCGTTGAAGTATGCTCAGAGTGTGCAGGCGGAAGCGCAGCAGCTCAAGCAACGTATGGACACGCTCGATACTAGCTATGTGCAAGAGTACAGCAACCGGGTGGAAAGTCAGATGTCTTCCGCCGAAAGTGAGCTTGCTCGGGCCATGGAGGTCGGAGATACTAACGCGGTTGTGGAAGCACAACGCAGGATCACCCGGTTGGCTATTGAGAATGATCGAGCAGAACAGGCTAAAGCCCAGCAAGAGCGAAGCGCAAAGGCGGCTGAAACGCAGTCGGCGGCGCAGGTTTCTCAATCTAATGCGCCACCAGAGCCGCGCCGACCGGATCCGAAGGCTGAATCGTGGGCGCAAAAGAATGAGTGGTTCGGTTCTGACGAGGCCATGACTTATGCGGCTTTTGGCGTACACAAAAAGCTGGTCGAAGATGAAGGGTTTGACCCGAAGTCAGATGATTACTATACTGAACTTGACAGGCGTATGTCGGAAGAATTTCCGCATAAGCTTGGCAACTCCGGGGGAAGCAAGCGGCCCGCTCAGACCGTAGCTTCTGTATCCCGCAACTCATCTGGGCGCAGCAGTGGGAAAAAGGTTAGACTCACCCCTAGCCAAGTCGCGATTGCGAAGAAATTGGGTGTGCCGCTTGAAGAATACGCAAAGCACGTGAAGGAGTAAGCGATGACTGAAGAAATGTTTGAAGGCTCGGTTAAGAGAACTCCTCGCGCAAAAACAACTCGGGAGAAGACGGCTAGGCGTAAGCCGTGGGCTCCCCCGTCTATGTTAGATGCACCGCCTGCACCGGATGGGTTCAAGCATCGTTGGATCCGGGCTGAGACCCGTGGCTTTGACGATACGAAGAACGTCAGCGCAAAAATGCGTGAGGGCTGGGAACTGGTTCGTAAGGACGAGTACCCGGACTTTGAGGCCCCGGTAGTTGAATCAGGTAAGTATGAAGGTGTGTTTGGGGTAGGTGGACTTGTTCTCGCTCGCATACCGCTTGAGACTGTTGAAGAAAGGTCTGCGTACTTCCAAGGAAGGACAAAGGACCAGATGGATGCAGTTGATCAGGATATGATGCGCGAGAATGCTCATTCGACAATGACGATCAGTAACCCTGAACGTCAATCCCGTGTAACCTTTGGGGGTACTAGAAAGTAACCCCGCAATCTGGAGAAAAGTAAATGGCAAATGCCCTTACTGGCGGCTATGGCCTTCGTCCGATTGGGATTACGGGTAGCGGTCCAAACTCTACTGGCACAACCCAGTACGAAATCGCATCCAACAACACCAACGCGATTTATCACGGCGGTATTGTGATCCCTCTCTCGACAGGTTTCATAGACAAAACAGATCAAGCGGTAGCCCCGCTTGGTGTTCTAAACGGCGT